CCGGAATCGCCACACATGATTATGTACTGGAAACCTGTTGAGTCTAAGTCAAGCCAAAAACTCAAACTGAAATCTGTTTCCGGCATGACTTTATCGGCTATCAACAGACCGCTTGCGCCATTAAAGTCAACAGCATTGCCGATTACTCCTGTTGTGATTGATGGCGTCCCGTGACTTGTAGAGTTAGGCATGGCTCCAATAGAATCTACTATAGGTACAGAATCCATTCCCCAAAAAACATTTGGAGTTGGTATACCGCCACCATCTCCCCGCCGCATACACCGCACCGCATCAGCCGCAAACATTATCGACTCCCTCCGTCCCATGCGTAGATATTGCCGCCCACTTTTTCGACCACGATCATATTCTCGGTTGCGAGTGTTGGCACGTCGGTCATCCAATATGTCACGCCCCAATCAGTGATATTAAAACCGGCTGGCGTCAGGTAGAGCTGGATTTTCTCGCCTTCATTGAGCGTCCATGTTAATGCGCTGTCGGTAGTGAGTGTGAGCGTCTGGATACCACCATCGGCGCGGTCGATTGCAGTTGTGGAGGCTGCGATGGTTTCGCGGTAGCGGGTTATCTCCTCTGTCAAAAACCCGGAAGTATCCGCGGCAGCCAACCCTTCAGCTGTAGCATCCAGCTGCACCACATCCCCAACATCAAACGCCTGCGCCGTCGTGCCCTCAACTCCACGGGTGATGATGCCATCGCTGGCATAATCAACCAACTCGAACTTGAGCGCCGTGCCATCGGCGTTAAGCTGCGCCAGTGATAAGCGGTAATAATCACCCGCCGCCAAAGCTGGCGGATTAGTGCCGAGTGATAGCGTTGTGTCGATTTCGGTTACCGCAGCGGTTAGCGCCGTGCGGTAATTATTCAGGTATTTTCGTGCCATCATCTAGCCCTCAAAACGTGTACTGCACATTACCGTTGCGGTCGTATTTTGTGCCGTCACCGAATCTATCTGTTGCCGTAAAACCGCCGTCAGGTGTTGCACATATCGTGATTTTTTCGCCTGCAGAGTTACATATCTGGATGCAGTCATTACATTGCTTGGACGACGCACTGGCGTCAGGATCACAACTCGATGCGACAATGCAGCCTGCGAAAACGGTATAAGACGTTATTCCGTCCGAGTCCCATTTATCGCCGCATTTCTCAGGAGGTTCGGTTATCTGGCAGTAGTCAGCGGTAGATGATCCGCATTCGTGCTTAGTGATTTCTAAGTCGAAAACTTGCCCAGTTTCACGGATCGTGTATGACAAACACCCTGTTTTATCAAACCAACCGTATGGTATTATTCTCAAAGATGAAGGTGCTTGGGCACAGACTTCAGCTGGAGTGGCTCCATAAAAATATTGTTTCGCTGAACCATACAGCCATGTCGCATTACGGTAATAATACCCCTCCTCCCAGTCCGGATCCTCCGCACACTCTTTGCAGCTCTCAGGTCGCGGAAAGCCGCCGGGTGTAAACTCAATCGGCTGGCCGGTTTCGCAATCTTTCCAAGGGTCATCGGGGTCTGGATTGCACCAAATAGAGTTTGGCTGCCGTACGCACGGGTCATTACCGGGGTTGTTCGGATCAGAGCAGCAATCCTCCTCCGCGCCTGTGCCGCCATCGCCGCCAAGCTCGGTTTTAATGCCATCGATGCCGCCGCGCTTTTGGATTTGGCGCAGCAGTGCCAGGGTTTCTGGAGGTATACCGGCGATGCGGCGAACGGCTTCAATTAATATGCTCTGCGCTGTTGCCATTTTAATATCCGTTAATTAACGTCACATCGGTTTTATGTACGGCCACGGTACCGTTTGAAGTGGCTTTCAAAACAGCCTCATCGGTCACGCTTTCAGGGATATCGGCTATCGTAATATCGAACACCGCACTGCCTGAGTTATATACAGCCGATGTGCTCACGGTTTTATAGGTAAAACCGGCGTATGGCCGTGTGGGTTTCGGTAAATAAGTGCTGGTCTGGGTGTCAGTATCCAAATAGCAGAAGGCGATTTTGATTTCCGTATCCCTGACACCATCGGCGATGGTGTAACTCAGGCCGACGACCTGCCCCTTAACGTCCAAAATGCGGTTGCTGTGCTGCACCACGTCGCCGATTTCCAGCGGCTGGATGCGGTGCAGCACACAGGATGCGTAGTTCTGCCGGTGGCTGGCTACGATCTTGCGGCGCGCCATTGCGTAGGCGGCATCAAACGCGCCGCTCAGTTCAGAGCGCAAGGCATCGGCACGTGCCTGGTACGTGGCCGTGTATACGGATTCGGGATTGAAATTTGCGCGGTCACGGATGCCCTCTTCCCAATACGATCCGTCGTAGTTGTTGTCGACGGCAAACGATATGGTGCCTCCGTTGATCGTTTCGCCGTACGCTGCCAGCGATTCAGGCGCTCGGATAGTCGTTTCGTACTCTTCCGACATCGGCTGCGCTACGCGGCGTACCAGTCCCGCCCTGATACCCTGCGAGTATTTTTTGCGTCCGTAAATAGTCCAGAGCAGGTCGATACAAATTCCCTTGCCGCCGACAAATCCGCAATTCGAACGCTCCAGGTTGTAAAAGGTGTATGTCTTGAGGTCCCAGCCCTGGAGCGATTCGACTTTTTGCAGCAACACGTTGCGCGCAAACGCCCGGCCGCTAGGGTTGCGCGGGTTGTACGCATCCAGGCTTGTGCTGATGGTCCACAGCTTTGACCAGCGATACTTACCCTCGATGGTCATCTCATTGATAACGCTGGAGCGGGTCATAAACTCGGTGGTGATGTCCTGGTATGACACGTCGGCATCGGTCAGAGTCAATGTGGGCGCATTGCCGCGCACGTCCCAGCCCCAGCGGTTCAGTTCGCCTGCACGGGTATAGCCCAGGTTGCCGGTGTAGGATTCCAGGTACGTCGACCAGAGGTTCTTTTTCTCCGGCTCCCCCTGAACATGCTTGCTGTACTCCGCCCATGCTGGGGCGTTGCCACTGTCATAGGCGCGTGACAACCGCTCGCTGCGCAGATCTGTGGCCTGAATGGCGATGCCCCGCCGCGCACGGTCGTGGCGGGCGGTTTCGATCCAGCCGGTGAACAGCGGGATGATCTCGCTGGTGATGTCGGTCGGGTCAATGTGCGTCTCGATGATGAGCTGCTTGCCGTGGAACGACGGGATGTTGATCGGGGCGTTGACGGGCTGGAATACGAAGATTTCGGCAGTGGCGGACTGATCTTCGTTGTGGGTGACGCGCACGGTGTTGAGCGCGGTGGTCCAGCTGATCTGAGTCCCTTTCAGGCCGGCTTTGATATCGCCACCGATCCAGATGTAGGCCGAGGGCACTTTCGGCTTGGGTGCGGTCGCGTTGATGATGCGCTGCTGAATGTTGACCAGTCGACGTGCAGGCTCAATACCGGCAATGGTCTGCTCGAGGGTAACCAGGCGCTGCGCCGGTTCGATGGCGCGAAACGCAACGGTTTGCTGGATGGTCGCGACGGTGCGTGCGGGTGAGATGACGCCCAGCGCGCCGGCAACCGGCGCGGTACCGAGGGTTTTGCTGCCGATGGTCATGGTGTCTCGCTCTGGGTGGTGTGCGTGGGGCTTGGGTTAGTTGGCCAGTACCGTGCCTTCGTTGATGTCGATGCCCAGGCCAACGGTCACGACGGGCTCGGTGCGGGTGGTCGTGACGCGGATATGCAGGGTCTTTTTGCCGCTGAGGCCGGAGATCAACTCTGGCCCGAGGCTGAGTGACCCGCCGGCGATGGCGGTATCCAGCCCGGCAGCGGTTTCCGCCAGCTTGACCTCTGTCACCTCAGGGGGCGTGGCGGGGTCCAGGTCGGTGACAGTGAAGGTGTTGTTGCCACCGCCACTGATCACACGGCGGTAGGCGCCGTTGTTGACGGGGTCGCGCTCGACCTCAGCGAAATACAGCACCTTATCCTGGGGGACGCCGGGGCTGTCGCTGTAGAAGACAAACGACAGGGTGCCGCTGAAGGCCTGGGTGCAGGCTTCGTCGGTGTAGAGTTTCCATGTCATGCTGAGTGGCCTTTCTTGTGGCGGTGGTGGCGGTTATACCGCAGCTGAGACCCGGGACAGGGTTGATGCCAGTTGCTGCAGGAACGATTGGTCGCCGGTGACTTCGCCGGACAGGTCGCCGCCGTCGTCTTTTTTGACGTTGATGGTGATGCTGCCCATGTTTTTGCCGCTCTCACCATTGGCCTTTTCGGCCTGCTTGCGTTGGCGTTCGTATTCGGCGGTGACTTCTTCGGCGTTGGCACCGGTCCAGGTTTTGGTTTTGCCGTCGGCGGTCACTTCGGCGATGGACTTGCCGGAGGTGTCGATGCCGAGCATTTTGTTGACCTGCTCGCTCAGCTTGACCGAGCTGTCAGCCAACAGAGTGAAGGTGCGGCCATCAATGGCGAATTCTGCTGAGGCTTCTTTGGTGTTGCTTGATTTCTTTGCTGCCTCATCCAGATCACCAAACTGGGCCTTCGCGGCTTCCTCCATCCGCTTGATGATCTGCTCCATGCCCACAACGTCGTAGTTGTGTTTGGTGTCGCGCATGGCTGATTCGTACACGCCTTTCATCTGGTCGATCCAGGCTTTGGCATTGACGGCATCACCATCCTTGATGCGGGCATCGGCGGCACGGACGGTCTGACGGAAGTTGTAGTTCTTCTCGACCGGGCCGTCGGTTTTGCGTTTGGGCTCTCTGATGCCCATGATGTCGTTGAAAAGGCTCTGCCCCTCCTTGCCCATTTTGGCCGAGTCACCCAGCTGCTGCAGGTATTCCCCTGCTGTCAGCGCCGCGCCGCCCAGCTGGTCCAAGCCGGTTAATGCACTCTCGCCTTCGGGTGTGCCGACGATATCGCCGGTACCTGGCTGGGCCACTGATTCAAGAAAGCGCTTCAGGAACTGATCGACGTCAGCAGTGAAGTCTTCTTTGACGCGATCGACCTTTTTGGCAGATTCATTGATTTCAGCCCCAAGCTCCACCGACCGGGCGGCCATCGCCTTGGTGAATGTCTCGGTGATTGCATCATCGAATTCAATGCCGAACTGTTTGGCCCATACCGATGGGGTCAGCAGGGTGCTCATGGCACCGACAATGCCCATGAAATCAACCGCTGCCTTCTCTGCCTTAAGGAATCCTGTCTCGATCTCAAGGATTCCGGCATAGAAATTGGCACCGGTTTTGATCCCCCAGGCCATCCCCTGAATGATCGTGGTGGATGCCTTGTACGCCGCCTCATCGACGCCGCCCATATCAAGGATCAGCTCCTCGACATAACGCAGAATTTCCTTGAACGGCCCAGCCAGATAGACGGTCATCTTCTGGCCAAATCCCTGCGCCAGCAGGCCAAGGTCCGTCTTGGCGTCGTTGTAAGACTCGACCATCGCGGCCTGCTGCCGGGTGATGGCCAGGCCCATTCGGTCGAACTTCTTCTCGGCGGCCTCGAGGTCACTGACCAACGTGTTGACCAGCGAGACGCCTTCGCTGTCGAACAGCTTCATGGCCAGACGCACACGATCGCCCTGCTTTTCTACGCCTTTCATCGCTTCGGCAATGGCATAGAACTGCTGGTCGGGTGACATCTGCGCCAGCTGAGTGGCACTGAGGCGCAGTTCTTTAAGCGCCCCAACAGCCTCACCGGTGCCCTGGGCGGCCTCGGCAATACGGCGCACCATGCGCTGGGTGGCCATATCCAGCGTGCCCATGCTGACGCCAGACAGCTCGGCCTGATAGCGCATGAGCTGGAGAGCCTGAGGCACCAGACCCAGCTTGTCGGAGGTTTTGGCCAGTTGGTCGATGGCACCAGAGTGTTTTTCGACCATGGCGATAATGCCGATACCAGCGCCGGTAGCGGCAGCGCCCACAGCCAGGAACGAAGCCGCGCCGATCTTGGCGGTCTTCTGCATGGTCTGTGACCAGTCCTGGGCGCCCTTCTTGGTTTTGTTCAGCTCTGATACGAGCTGTGCCGAGTTGGCACCCAGAGTGACGACCAGTGCACCGATCGTTGCTTTCTTCGCCATGGTTATCGCCGTTTGCGGATGGTGGGTTCTGCGAGTTGTTGCTCCAGCCATTCAACCTGTTCTTCAGGTGTGCGCAGCTGTTGCATGAGGGTGTCGCGGTATTCCTGGTCTTGCAGTCGCTCCATTGCGAGCCATTCCTGCAGTTCGTCCACGGAGTAGGTTTGCTCTATTTCGCGGACGCTTTTGCCGTGGCGGTCAGCCAGCCGGAACAGAAACTGTCTGAACGGCCGGCTCAGGAGTTTTTTGCAACTTCATCCTGTGCGCCCTGGGTGATGGGGTTCAATTCGGCGGCCGCATTGAACAGGCGTGTCATGGGCACGTTGGCCTTTTTGGTCAGCGCGTCGATATCCTTGAGCGTGAAGATGGGCTCGAGGGTGTCAGGATCCACAACGCTGAGGGCCACGATCATGGCGCGGGTGTCCATGTTCGGCTTGTTGCGGTTAGTGAAGATGAACTTGTCGAACTCGTCGCGCTGCCGGGCTGACCAGGTGGCCACAGTCAGAGCTGCGCCCTCTTTCCATTCGGGCACGGGTACGGTTTCGGTTTTGCGGTCAGCAGCTGACAGGATTTCATCACGGGTGATGGTGATCATGGATTACCTCAGGGTGTCTGTTCAGATTGCAGAAGGGGTGCACCGGCCACAGGGGCCGGTGGGTTATGGGCCGACCTTAATGGTGTAGGCGTCTTCTTTGGTGACGCCGCCGGTGACGCGCAGGTTGATGGTGCCCTTGTAGTCCTGCTCGATCTCGCCGTTCTCGAACGGCCAGTTCTTCACAAAGCAGTCGAAGACGCGGGCACGGCCGGTGGGGAAGAGCCAGACGATGGTGGACTTGGTCGCGCTCAGATACGCGTCTTCCAGCGCGATCTGCCCTGCGTCTTCCTCAGAGTGAAACAGGTTGAGCGTGACGGTTCCGTAGCGAGCAACTTCACCAATTGCTACTACTTCTGAGGCATCGACCAGGGTCGTCTGGTCACGCTCGTTACGTTCACCATTAAGGCCGCTGATGCCTGTGTGGCCGAGGATTTCAATATCGGTGTCACCGGCTGCGTTGCGGATGAACACACGGGTGCCGTGCGTGGGTACAGTAGGAACTCCCATGGCGTTTACCTCTTGGGTGTTGTTGGGTTATTCGTAGATGGAGTAGTCGAGGGCGAAGCGGTACAGCTGTTTGTCTCGTTCGTGCAGTGGCACGATTGAAAGCAGGATGTGTCCGGCCATGGTTTCGATGACCGCCTGCTGCAGTTCCTTGCACTGGGCGTAGGTTTTGCCCCATACGCTGATCGACCAGCGGTTGTGACTGTGACCGGTGAAGCCGCCGTGTAGCGTGTTCAGGTGGCGGCCGCTGACGTACATGAATGTGACGGCAGGCAGTTGTCGTCCTTCTGGCAAATCGCCGTTGTCGACCCGGTCACCCACCAGAGCGGTGATGGCCGGGCTGGTACTGAGGAGCTGATACAGATCCTCTTCGCTCATGCCGTTCATGCTTTGCCTCGGTTGGCTTTGCGGACTGCGCGGGTGATGGCTTTTTCAAGCTCGGTGCCGAATAGGTCGAGCACACGGTCGACGTTTTGGTCGAGCGCTGGTCGAAGGAAGGGGTCCGCCTTCTGCTTGCTGGTACCGAACTCCTGGGCAATCGCCTTCTGGTTAACGCCGGCCAGCTCGCGCCCACCTTCTGACTTGGGCGCCTTTTTCTTGGTCGGGCCAACATCGATGTCGATGGCACGGTTGCCGCCCTTGCCCTTCCGGCTGCTGATGGCGATTGAGTCCTTCAGGTCACCGCTGTCACGGTTGGCGCCAATGGTTGCCGCGATCAGCACCGGTTCCATGGCTTTGCGGCCCGCGGTGCGCAGGGTTTTGACACCGGTTTCGGCACCCAGATCAAGCAGCGCTTTTTCGAGCTCGGCGAGGCCTTCAACTTCAAAGGTTTGGGTCATCGTCATAACCCCATGAGATAAACACGCTGCCCGCGTATCCGAGCCTGAAACGCTCAGGGAAGCTGACATGATCAACCCCCGTGGCTTCATCGCGGCACCGAACACGCTTAAGGATTGGGTTCACGCTGATGATGGAACCAGAGTCGAAGTCGGTTTCAAGCTGGCCAATGACCCCACCCATGGCAAGGTAGTCATCGACTTTGAACTCGAAGGTTTTGCAGTTTGCAAACAGGTCCAGGTCACGCTGTAGTGGTTTTGGCAGTTCGTCTCGGTACTGCGCCAAAAGCTCAATCAAGGTCTTAACGGCATCCGTATCCTTGATGGATATGCTCGTTTCCAGTTTGGCCATCAGTTGCTGTCCTCTTCACAGGTGATCACCAGTTCCCGGTTGCGGTTGTCCAGGTTGATCGGCGGCCCTACGATTTCGAGGCGCATGTTGCCGAAGGCAATGCGCATGTCGGGGGTTATGTCGTCGCGGTAGCGGATGGTGACGGCCAGTGTGGCGGTGTTGGTGACGTGCTGGCTGGCCCAGCGCTCTCGGCCGGTGATCGGTTTGACGTTGGCCCAGATATCGACCAGCCCGGGTATTGGCTGCCAGTCGTCTGTTGGGTGGCCGTATTGGTCCTTGCCGCCGGTCTTGCGCTCGAATGTCACCGGTGTATTGAGGCGTCCTGAGCGCATCAGCCAACCCTCATGATTCGGTACGGATCCAGCAGCATGGATACGCCCATTGGCAGCTCACTGCTGATGGTACCGATTACCACGGATTCGCGGTTTTCGTACAGGTGGCCTATCAGCAGGAGCAGGCCGGCGCGCACGTCTGCGGGTGTTTCGTCCATACCCACGGTGGCGGTGATGGTGACGCTTTCCGGCTCGTCAATGGTGGCTGGCCATTCAGTCTCCCACTGGGGCATGAGCAACGGGTACAGCGCACGCGTTTCCAGCCGCAGCGGTGGTGTCTGCAGGGTCTGGGTGACGCCATCGGGGTCAACGTATTCAACGCTGTCGATGGACTGCACTGGGGTCCAAGGCAATTCGATCGCGCCAGCCGTTGAGCCGAAACCATCCAGCACCAGAGTGCGGGTACCGGTATCAAAGATGCGCCCGGTGCGGGTTTCTGCGTGACGGTAGGCTGAGTCGATCAGTGCGGTGATCAGTGTATCCTCTGCCGCGTGCTGGACGCGCAGGTGCGCTTTGGCGTCTTCCAGGGTGATCATGGTTCACCACTTTTTCAGGGGGCAGCGGGCCCGTTCGTAAATTGCGGGTTGTGACGTGATTGGATCAAATCCGATCTTCGTCTTATTCGCGAGCGGACAGCCGCAGTCACCGCACCAGTGGCCACCTTTCTTACGTGCCATGGCAGACCCGATCCGGCGTTTAGCCTGGTCGATGAAGTTGCCGCCGGCACCCGGGCGCTGGTCTGCGGTGCGCAGGTGCTCACAGACCTGATCGAGTTGTTCTTCGGTACCGTCTGGGTGGACGATGAAGCCACAGATGCCGCGGCGCAGTGCGATGATTTCGGCTTGGCCGATCTGGTGGGTTTCAATCAGGACCAGCGCCTGCTCTTGGGTGAGGGGCGCTGGGGTGTCTGGCTTACTCATAGCGAGAGCCGGTTTACTCTGCCGCTTTTGGCTGAGGCAGCTTGTCGCCCATTACCGCAACCTTCACACCTTCAACCAGGTGTTTCGCACGGTCAGCAGGAAAGCCTGCAACATCGCCGCGGGAGTAGCGGTTGAACGGCTTGGTGAAGGTGATGATTACGCGCTCGTCTTTTGACTGAGCCGCTTTCGGTGCGGCTTTGTTCTGGTCTTGTGGAGTCGCCATGATTGTTTACCTGTATTTTGAATGGGTGGTGAAGCGGGCACGGCCGGAGCCGTGCCGTTTCGGTAGTGGTTACCAGGTGACGCCGGTACCCAGCACCAGACCTTCCGGATGACGGAAGCCGATATCGTGCTCGGCAACCACACGGATCAGGGACTGGTTGCGCGCAAACGCCGATACGAGGTTGCCGCCGGCATCCTTGTAGGTGGCTTCTTTGGAGAAGTCGATCTTCATGTTCTCCTGCTCACCGATGACAACATCGTTCCAGTCCGCGAAGTAGATCTCGGTTTCGTTGGAACCGGTGCCGAGGTTGACCGGAACGGTCGTGCTCTGCAGGATCGGCCAGCCTTTCAGCTGACCCTGCGCCATTTCCGGATACACCTTGTTGCCGTTGCCATCACGCAGGCCGAACAGCTTCATGTATGAACGCGGGCTCAGTGCCCAGCCCGGCTGAATCAGCAGGCTGTCGCTCTCCATGAGCTTCAGGATCAGTGAATTCAGAAACGCATCAATGGTGGCCAGGCTGGCTGTAGCACCTGCCCAGTCAACAGTGCGGCTTGCATCGGTTGCAACCTTCTTGAAGCCTGCCGGGGTATCACTGGTGCCGTCATCACGCAGGAACGCC